CGGAACAGGCTTGGACGAATCTCAAGCTGGCCTCATCTTCTTTGCCAGTATTGGCGAAAATGACCCTTGCGTGGGGGGGGGGTATTCCATTATGTGCATCTAGTACCCGCCACAACATATAAGCAGATGTTCTACCTCCGCTAAAACTGATGCAAGTTGGCTCAGTGATTAAGAATGGATTAGCCATAGTTCTTCTGCCCCCAATAAGCAATCAAGGCCGCATCTGCCCTGCCATCATCCTTGACCCGACTAAACATCAACTGATGGGCAGGAAACAACTCCATTGCTCTGGCCCTAGAAGCATCCTTGCCAGGGCTACGCCCCACACCCTTTGTCCAAGTGGCTGGCGGCACAAATGTGGTTGAAATATGCAGGGTGGCAAGGATGCCTTCAATCATCCCAAAGCTGCGCCCAAAGCTAAAGACACTTGTTACCCCCTGCCCACTAACAGCACCCACTTTTTCGCAAAAAGCAACAGTGGGATTTACATCATCTGGGGCAAATCTTCTGATGATTTGAGCCAGATCAGACGCTGAAACCTGACGCTTTGACTTCCCATTCCTTTCAATCGTCAGGGTGGGCATATCAATGATGGTCAAAAGCTCGCCCTGTAAAACCGCAATTGCGCCATTTAGCCCCGGGTCAATGCCAATGATGCGGGTCATGGATTGCACCCCTCAGAAACCCCTTGAATGGCCTCCAGACGGGTCTTGATCAGGGAATCCACTGACTCTTCTAGCTTCCTCATGGTGGTCAGGAGTGGTATGGTCTTACCCACTGCGTAACGAGACACCTGGGAGGGGTCAATCCCAGCATGGCGGGAGACATCAGCGAGGGAGTAACCCGCCGCCTCTGCCTTGAGTCTCAAATCTTCAATCTGTTGCATGGTTTGTGTGTTCATAATTGCCGATCCTAGCAGGTATGGACTAAGTGGTCAAATGTCTAGTGATTAAATAACCCAGTAAACTGTGGGGATTAAATAGATGGGCAGTTGACCATATAGTCCATGTCTGTATGATCACACCTGTCAACAACACAAACCCTTCATAGGAGAATTTGAGATGTCATATCAAATGCACTTAAACAAAGGTGGAAGCGGATGGACTTCCAAAACTGCTTGTGGTCGCAATATGATTCGCACCCCAATGAGCATGAACTGGGAAGACTTCAAGAAAGAAGCACCACAGTACCAATGCATCAAATGCGTTTCAAGCAAACAGTTTGAAGTCAACGCAAAGATGGATGCTCGTAAAGCAAATAGCTAACCATGTACGACCTCGACTACCAAGAATGGCGGTGGGGTCAAATCCTCACCCGCCGCACAGATTACAACCCAGACTATCAACCCACTCAAGAGGAGGATGAAGATGCTGATAGATTTTTGTCGAGTCCCCAGGACAATGCGTGACTGTCTAGATGAGGGGCATACCTCAAATCAGGTTTACAGCGCAGTTCGCAAAGGAGACTTGTCTAACGTCAACCGCAAAGACGCTTGGGGGCGCACTAAACGAGGCCCAGGCTTGTTCGTTGTTGCTGATGAGTCCATGCGCTTGGATGACCTGATTGTGTCCACCAAAGACCTTGCCACAGTTTTAAACCATTGGAGATAACCCATGCTTAAAGATTTCAACCCCACCACCAGAATGTACCCACGCACCCTGAACGAGGCTTTCCCCAACAGTTGTGATTGGGCCTGTCCCATTGAGAAGTGCGCCCCAACAGTGTCAACTGATGGGGTTGTGATGGTTGTCTGCGCCATTGGAGCCATTTGCCTTTTCGCCTTCACCATCCTGGGGTGGATATGAGAACTGGTGGCAACTTGGAGAACCTGACAGTTCTCGACTACTTTGCTGCCAAAGCAATGGCGGCAATGATCATGTCAGACCAATACAAGACTGAGAGTGAGGGTGACATTGCCCAACTCGCTTACGCAATTGCAGAAAAGATGATGGAGGTAAAAGATGAACAAGGTTCTTAAAGATGAGATTGAATTGATCGTGAAGAAGCTGACCCCCAAGGGGTTTGCTGGCATCTTGACATCGATGGACATCCAGACCTATACCCGCCAAGCCGCCACCTCTGGGGTGCTGGCTGGTTATGCGGCTGGTGCTGAGATGGAGCGCAAGATGGGGGACAAAGAGTTGAAGAAAGAGAATGAAATCTTGCGTCAGCAAATCAAGCAACTTGAGATGGAACTTTGCTACAAGGCCAAGGTGGGTATATGAAAACTGAAGAAGACGAGGCTTTTGAGGAGTTGGCCTTGAAGCAAGGACAATGGAGCCATACAAGTGGCTGGCGCAAGAAGCAGATTGCTCACATGGATGTTTACTCACATCCAGCAGAGTTTACTCACTTGCACCGCAACGATGTGATTGAAGAAGTTGCCCAACACATTGAGAAATGCAGCTTGGCATTTGGAAAAGATAGCATTCAATCGTTTACTGTGTACATAAGGAATATGAAAAAATGAACAACCCACCAGCATTTCCAAGACCATATAGCGGCACATCACAGTTTGCACAAGAAGGCATGACCTTGCGCGACTACTTTGCGGCAAAGGCTATGAAAGAAATTATGGGTCAAGCCTATGAACTTGAAAAAGAATTCCATGTGGACAATGATTTTTCATTTCCCGACACAATGTGTTCGATTACAAAAGAAGCATACAAGTGGGCTGACGCAATGCTGAAAGCGAGGGAAGCATGACTGACAAAGAAGCAATGAAGCTGGCGCTTGATGCGTTGGAAACTGAGGTGTCTATTGATTGGACAAACAATGATGAGTTCAACGCATCAGCAGAAAAGATGCACGAAGCCATCGCCGCACTCAAAGAACGATTAGCACAGCCGCATGAGACAACATTAAAAGAATTTCATCAATTTATTCATGACGACCCCAAGTACCACATTTGGGCAAAAGAAAAAGAAGCATTGGCAGAAAAGTCTATGCGTGAGATGCAGAGGCTTGGGCAAGAGATTGAGCAAGAGCCTGTGGCGTGGTGGAACAATACGGGGACGCACATAGATTTAAATGTGTCTGGCAGAGGCACTCCCCTTTATACACATCCACCACAGCGCACATGGATAGGCTTAGAGGGTGCAGAAGCAGGATGGTTTTGTCATACAGATTTTCTTAATGCTAGAAAATACACTAAAAAGCAACGAGAGCATATTTGTTGTCAACTTTTATCTGAGGCTCAATCTTGGGATATTAAACAATACAAACTAATGATGCACGACAGCACCAAACTCAAGGAGACCACATGAAAGCACGACAAGTATTCCACGCCTTAATGTCATCAAAGGGCTATACAAGCGATGATCTATCGATGGATGGAGACAAGTACACCAACCAATCCATGCAAAGCAGATGGAATTATTTTCTGGCAGGGTGGGAAATGAGGGGCGTTTGTGATTGAGACAATCATCACTATCTTTGCCATAGGCTTTCTAGGCATTGCGTTAGCCATTGGAGGCGTTTGCCTGATGGTTTGGATGGCTTTAAACGAGGATTGAAATGCCAAGACCTAAGACTGAATTAACCTTTGTGAATAAGACTGTTAGCGCACGACTCAGACCTGCTGAATACAAGGAATGGGTGCGCTTGGGAGGGGTTGCTTGGCTACGCCAGCAGATTGCTCAAAGCATCAAGAGCCAAGAACCGCAAAAGCCTCATTTGTATGCTTTACGCGATCATCTAGGCCAATTGTTCCGCCGTTAATCTTCTTGGTCAGTCCAACCCAATCAGCAGCTTCTGCAAGGTTGTTGCAATTGTGGGTTGACCAGAACCAGCCAGCAGTCAGTGCCGCATACTTTGGCGTTGCAACAAGGTCAGGCTCCATCACAAAGTCAACTCCAAGGGCTTGACCAGCATGGAAGTAGTTTGCATGGCCCGTCAATTGGATGCACCCACGGCCTCTGAACCGATACCCATCCCCTGATGCCTCATCCCTGTTTCCCATACGACTGCTGTACACCTTGTTTGCAATCTTCTTAGGATTTTTGGAATACTGATTGGCAATCTCCATCGTTGGAAACCTTGCCTTCCACAACTTCATCAGGGTTTCAGCACGATAGTTGAGGTTCTCTTCCAAGGTCTTGAAGTTGCCGCACTCATGCCCACACTGCCCGATAAAGGCGGCTTGCTGACGCTGTGTGTTAATGCCAAAAGTGTTGAAGGTTTCATTGAGGGCATCAACCCACTCAACCCCAATATGGAGCTTTTTCAGTTGTTCAGCGCTGACCATTCATCACCTCCATCACCTTGTTATAACTGTCAATACACGCATTCAATTGGGCCGTGTTTCTGTCGCCTTGGGCAATGATTTCGGCAATGGCTGCGAGGGTTGCTCTGTCAGAGTCAGAAGTTTCATAAACCTGTCTGACAGGTTCACTTCTTTCTTTTGGGCTATCTCCGGTGGGAGTGGGGGCATTTGCGGGGGCTTGTACACAACTTGAGGACGGGAGCCGCAACCTACCAGCACGAATAGCAGAATCAAGAGAAGACTGTTTTTGAGTGATGACATTATTGGCCTCCGAAAGTTTGGTGGATTGTTCGTTCAATTGTTTGGCAAGTTCGCGTTCTTTCTCTCGCGCTTCATCATTCTTTTTGGCGATCTCAATTTGCATCTCAGCATCTCTATCACCCCATCCAACATGATGCCCATACCCATAAGCACCGCCCACAGCAATCATTGCTCCAATGATGAAGTACGGGTTAAGCATTCTTCACCTCTTGTCTAGCAAGGGCGATTTCTTCACGCACAGAATCAGCTTCCAAATGCTGGGGTGGAGTACTGGGGGGTGGTGGGGGTGTCCAACTTTCATCTAAAGGTGGATTGACCCAAGCAGGTAAAGCACCAGAGGGAGAAGTCCAAGTAGAGGTTGCAGGAGGGCTAGGAGGGGCAGGAACAGGCGTAGGAGGCGCTGAAATCTGAGGTGTAGGCGTTGTGCTTGTCACAGCACCCACAGCCCTTTTGCCAACAATGCCACCAATGCCGCCAACAATGAGAAGAACAATGTCGTTCAACATCTTGGTATAGGCTTGGTCAATTGGCGCCATACTCTTGATTGGTTGGACAACAAAGGTCACAGAGTAGAGCAAGGCAAACACAATGCCAGCCAGGATGACAGTAATCATCACGACTACAAAGCCCCAGATTCTGACTTCAATTTCTTCAGGGGTTAATTTACTTTTTAGCATCTTCAACCTTTGGTGGTTCAATTTTGTTTGTCAAGATAGGGGCTACAAGGTATTCAGGACAGGTTTGGGTGAACAAACATCTGGGCTTTTGGCACTCAGGAAGGTCAAATTTATCAGGATTCTGGCAAACATAGCGGTATCTGTCTTCACACCCACTCATAAGCAGAATCACCGCAATGGATACAACAATCACGCCCCACAGAAACCTATTTTGACTCATTGCGTTGCCTATCTAGTTGTTGACGCTCGTACTCCAATTGCTGGCGCAGTCTCTCCATGCGCTCAATCTGCATTTTGCTTTCCTTTTGTGCAGCCAATGTGTCATAGTAAATGCTTCCCAACAGCGGGAGCAGTAGGACAAAGACCAGCACCATAGCAACTAATGCGACTAGAAACCCCATCTTACTTTTCGATCCATTATCAGAAGGCTGAAGAACAGGACTAGGTACAGGACGAACACCAAACAAGCTACCCCGTAGATTGCCTTGTCCTGGATTGCGCTTATTACCTTTCTGCGTTGCCATTCAACCTCTCGTTGTTTCTTTTCTTGAGCCAACCTTGCTTCTTCCTGTTCAGCAATGATGATTACTCTCATCTGGTTCACCCTGGTGTACAAGTTCCCCAACTCTGGGGGTGACTGATACACCATGATCTCTCGAATCTCTTTGGCTAACTTCTCAAACTGCGTCTTGGCAAGTTCCCTGTTTAGCGCCGACTCCATGACATTCTGGCTTGGGTCATAAACAGTTTTAGACTTCTCTTCTTCTTCTCGAATGTGGTCTGCAAGCTGTTGCTGAACCCTGAAGAACTGCGACAGATTCGCCGCCAGATCAGCCACAACTCTACCTTCATCCCAAATTTCGGCCTCTGCTTTTTTTGCTTTGGCTGCAACTGGAGTTGCTGTGGGCTTGGGCTTTTTCTTTTTGAAGAACCCAAAGAAGCCACCCACTTCTTCAGCAATAGCCGTGACCTCTTTAACAGTCTTCTGGGCTGCGGCAACAGTTCCCTTGACCTCTTTATAGAGTTCACAGCCTTTGCGAATAGCTGCAACACAGCCATTTGCCATTGCCAGAAGGGTGAGAGGATCAATGTCTTGCTCCTTATTGTGAAATCATTTCTCTTAGATTTTGAGTTGGGACATTAAACAGGCCAGGTGTTGTGCGTGTAATGCTGCTAGAAATTGCTCTCGCTTTTCTTTGAATTTCGTCCCACTTTGAATTGTCCAGCAATGCTTTTTTGACAACATCTTGGTCTGTAGAAATTAAAATTCTAGCAACTTCTTGCTTTTGTTCTGGTGTCAAATTTGGCTCATTTTTTTGTATCCATTTGCTTAAAACTCTTGCAACACTAAAAGGATTGCCACTTAAAACAGATGAAATTTCTTCACCAGAAATGTTTATGCCTTGTTGCTTTGCTTCAGCTTGCATTGCAAAAGTGTCTGAACCTCCCATGACTTTTGCAGCAGCTCGTTGAGACTGTGCGGCAGTTGAAGCCAGTTTCAATATGCTGTCAACCTTATCTTGAGGATAAATTATTCTAAAAATTGCACCTTCTTTTGTATTAGCGTCTTCCAATTTGCCCATCATGGTTGTCCTGCCGCCCATTGTCATTTTTGACCGCAACTGATCCATTACACCAGCCCGATATGCTGACACAGCGTCACTGCCTTTTGCCACAACAGCTTCAAATTCAATCTCAATTTGATCTGGACTTTTCCCAAAGGCTTTCTTGCCAGCGTCAAATGATTCTGTTGTCGTTTTATTGCTGGCAGCAGTTGTCCTAGCATCTTTTAGCGCCTGAGAAGATTTGTTGATCTCATCTCTTAATGCCGTTTCAAAAGGCTTAAGTTCTGTTCCAACATCACCTTGACCTGATTTAAATTTGTTGTTAATTGTTGTCTGGATGCCGCGCCTAGCTGTTTCCATATCCTGAATGTTTGGCGCTCTTACAAATTGAATCTCGCCAGTCTCGTCAATTTTAAAGAATGGTTTTTGCCCAGTTTTTGCCAAGTGCAGAGCATTGATATTTTCAGCAGCGTCAGGCGCTCTTTTCAATGCTTCTCTAAGTGTAGCCAGCATTTCTGGGGTAATGATTCCACCAGACTCGTACGCTTGCTCGTACAACTGATTTCTTGCTTCTTTACGTTCTACTTCAGATGCCTTAAATCCACGAAAAACATTGCGGTCTTTGA